TTGTGAACCCTCACTCGTTTACAATTCGCTGTATTCAAAGTCCTTAGACTCTTCAACCTTTACCACTTAATAAGTGTATAGGACAACGTTTACGCTAAATCTCTGTACCTACTAGTACTCGCCTGACCAAAGCCCAACCTAGGTCGGACTTCCAATTCATCAGGAAAATCACTAACAGGAGACAGAGGACGATGACCGTCGGCATCAACTGCCATATCAAGATCATCTATTGAAAATTTCCCCACATAACAATAACATTGTAATGTTTCAACTTAATCTCAACTTGCACTTCAGCTTGACCAGTCACTTCCAACAAGAACTTAAAGTTAGGTCTAATGGAAGAGATCGGTTTGATCTGCTTAGTGTACAAGTCTTCAGGAATGATAGTTTTAACTTTAACAACGCCATAATTCTTGTCATTTGCTGTGTGAGAAAACCCATTTGGCTTCATAGCCGCCATAGGAGCAGACATAGAACTGCCTACTTCAACAATTCCCGCCTTAATTGTAGCGCCAGCTGCGCTAGGCTGAAAGGTGACCTGAATTGAAATAAGGTCAACTTGGGAAAACTTTTCCAACTCCGATTTAAGGAAAACCGCCAAAGTACCGTCAAATTTTATAGATTTTACTGGTGTCGAAATACCATACCGATAAACCCTAATCGTCTCCTCATGCGAGGTAGGCAACTTGGGCTCCGGTGGAGCAATCGCCGTTTCAGATAAGTTACTTTGTTGTACAATGTCTGTCATAATTCGAAACTCAGGCCGTATAGTCCCAATCCATGGTGAGATAAGATGAGACTTGTTGCTTGACAGCGCTGACTTCATTAGATAAATATTCTGTTGTTACATACGTAGAGGCATCATTCATCATTCTTTCCTCAGCTTCAGGAGTTAACTGCTCAAAAACTTCAATGGCGATGTCATCGTGCAATTCGCCATCCAATCTCAAGAGAGCCCAGTTTGGTTTCGTCGAGATTCCTTCCTTTTTCAAATTGAACATGATTCTAGTCATTATGGAATGGGCTGTTTGTTCAGTCTCATCAAAGCATTCTGCGATCCAGTCCGCTTGATTGTAATTGAAAGACCATAGGATGAAATAACCCAAAACAGCTTCCTCAGCTTTGCCCATAGAAACCTTGGCCAAGAACCGCTTCAACAAAATGACCGGGTCTTTGAAAAGACGACCCTTCTTGACGATGAAAGAGCAAAATTCGCCTCTAGAACCATCAAAACGCTTGTCAATTGTTGGGTCTTGAGTCTGAACTTGTAAGTACTCGGAAGTTAAAGGGCCGTACATAGCCCTCATAGTGTCATCGCCTCCATTGGCCATCGGTAAACCTGGTGGTAAGCCATACATTGCACACTCCCTGGCTGCAGAAGATAATGAGTTGATGAGGTACGTCCATACCTCACCAGAGTCAGTCATAATCGCTAAGATTTTGCCATTGACCAACTTGGTAGTCTTATCCAGCTTGAAGTCATCAATGATCTCCTGCGGGAAACCGAAATGGATCATGAGTTGCTCGAAGAAAACCACAGCCCAACCTTGAACTGATTGGTCCTGCCCCTTTTGATCATTCATCTGAAAGTGAGCGTCCTCATGGAAATGAGAGGACACCCAATCAGCAAAATCCTCAGGAGTCTTTTGAGCATGGAAGTACCAATAGTCAGGTTTATTTGCCATAACCTGATTGAGAAGGTAGATCCCATAAGGACCAAATTTGAAAAGATAGTCGTCGGCATGTATCATGACAGGTTGCAGAGGTTTTGCAGCAGTCGCGATCCGATCCTTCAGCTTCCACTGAGTTTTAGCTGTCATGACTATAGGACCGAAATCGGGTTCTGCCCTGTTACGGCTCATCATCTTTAGAGCTTGTGAGCGATCTCCTCTCCTGAATTGGAATGCTTCCTTGGCTTGATCGAATTTGAGTTGATCGAAAGGTTTCTCTTCAGACCAGCCCATGTACAATTTGAATCTGTTCCAACACAGGATACCAAATTCACGTTGATCTTTGAGTTGAGCTTGGTTCTGCTCAATAGATGAATACCTAATTCGCTGAGCGGCAGCCGCCAGAAAAGAGACCTTGTCTTGACTTCGTTGGTCCAAACCCCAATTCATAATGGTGGGCTCGAACATATCAGGACGTTCATACTGATTCATCGAAGCTAATTTAGATCTCACGTTTCGCCACTTTTGTGATCGATTCCGACCAGGATCTTCACGAACCAACTTTTGCATTATCTGGACAGCATCTTTCCTCCTCTGAAGTTCATCGGGTAACTGGTGTGAATATTCCCC